TTGTATCGGATCTACATCACAGATAAGATTGAAATATGGAAGGTGAAGGAATGAAGACTCTCGAAGAGCATAACGAATACATCTATAAGATTAATGCAGAGCCAAACGTTTGTTCGGCAGGAGTTAAGTGCGACGACTGTGGTACGGAAATGATCCTACCACAACCTAATGTCGTATTGGCTTCTTATCCTGCAAAGGTTAGTGTCCAATGTCCTAAGTGTGGTAAAACTGGAGTGAAGGTGGTGTGATATTTGCTTTTAATTCCGGTTCAAGCTATACTACACTTGTGATTGATTGAAGGAGAAGTGACATGGGTCTTGATATGTTTATCTGGGGCAAGCAGCGTCTTTGGGGTATCTCTGATGAGTCCAAGGAGCTTCAGGACAATGTCTCAGCGATGTTCCCTGAGCTTGGCGATGCAAAGGTGAATGTGGTAGAAGCTGAGTTTGCCTATTGGCGTAAGGCGAATGCTATCCACGATTGGTTTGTCAAGAACGTTCAGAATGGCAAGGACGAGTGTCAGGAAACGTATCTCGAAAAGGCTGATCTAGAAAGGCTACTCGCTGTAGTCAACGAAGTGCTACAAGACACATCGAAAGCGCCGAAGCTTTTGCCCACTGCTAATGGCTTCTTCTTTGGTAGCACTGAATACAACGAGTGGTATTTCAGAGACTTGGAATACACGAAGGAAACAATCGGTAAGATTGTCGAGAAGTGGGATACCGATTACAAGAACTGGGACTTCTATTATCAGTCGAGTTGGTGATGGCAGACATTTGGGTTATTTCGGACACACACTTCAACCATGCGAATATTCTGAACTTTGCCGATTACTCGGGCAATAAGGTCAGACCGTTTGCATCGGTTGAGGAAATGAACGAGACGATGATCGAGCGATGGAACGAAGTCGTCAAGCCAGGCGATAAGATCTATCATCTGGGCGATGTGTTCTTTGGTTCAAAGGATTGGATTGAGAATAACTGGTCACGGCTGAATGGTAAAAAGCGTCTCATCGTTGGTAACCATGATGACATTCCGTACATCGTTGAGCAGCGTATGTTCGAGAAGGTCGATATGTGGCGTATGTTTTCAGAGTTCAACATTCTGATGACACACGTTCCTGTTCATAACTCGACTCTGTATGAGAAGAGATTCAAGAAGAGCGATGTAATGCTGCCAATGAAGAACGTTCATGGCCATATCCATAGCAATGCTTCGCCATCTGGACCGTATCATTGTGTTTGTGTAGAGCAGATCGACTATCGTCCTATTAACATTGAAGAACTGAGGGTTAAGATATGAATAAGAAGTTTTTTGTAATCGCAGGACTGGGTCTTGCTCTTGGTGGTTGTAATGCGACCGTATACGAGACTCAGTATCATCGGCGTCCGGTAGCATCAGTTTATGTGCATCCTGCACCTGTGTATGTTCCTCCGCGACCGTATTACGTTCATCGACCATATGTTTATCATCATCCCCTTCCTCCTCGCCGTCCCCATTACTATCACCCATACAGGTATTGATCATGGTTCCTAAATCAAAACCAGAAGACTTATCAGGTGCACTACGCGTTATTGCGGATTGGTTTAATGATCAGGCTGCTGTTTCAGGAACAGACGGAGACTTTTGGGACCATATAATTCGTTCTCTTGCCTTACATGAGGCAGCAGAATACATCGAGAAGTTAGAGAAGTGTCAACATATTGTCGAGTATATCGCCAGTGATGGTATTGAACTTTCTTGGGAAAAGATCGAAAATCAACGAGATCACTACAAGAAGCTTTGCACTAAGATGAGGGATGAGTTATATGAGTGGAGAAATGCAAGCAGAGATCGAACGCCTACGTGAGAAGTGCGACCGTCAGGCTATGATTCTTCGACGACTAACGCCTGAGTTTCATCCGAATACGTTATTCATTACTGGTGTGCTTGGTGATATGGATCAAAATAACATGCCCGAGAAGTTGCTGGTAGTGCCTGCATATGGCGTTGACTTTGCATATATCTATGAGCGAACAGACAAGACAACAGGACCGGAGTGGTAATATGAACATTGCATTAGACTTTGACGACACCTATACTCGCGATCCTGCTTTTTGGGATCAGTTTATTCAGAACGCTAAAGATCGCGGACACGATGTTCGTATCGTGACATTTCGTAAGAGATCTATGACTGATCCTGCTCTAGATTATCTTGCGACAGTTATTCCTGTGATTTTTACAAATTACACACAAAAGCGTGCATTTACAAATAATATCGGATGGATGGTTGATGTTTGGATCGACGATTCTCCTGAGTTTATTGTCAACCCCGTAGTATATGTAGGAGCTTAAAATGGATAATCTGTATCGTGTTACCTTTACATATGATCAGCTTCGTACGATTATCGAGAGCCTTGAACCTCTCGCCGAAGAAGACGAAGAGCTCGATATGACTATGGAAGATGTATTCAATAAGGTAGAAGTTCTTACAGAGCAATGGGATAATTAACTGCTTGACTTTAATTCTATCTAGCAGTATAATCATATATGTAATGGAGAATTGATATGAAACATAAAAAGAATCGACCGGACGGCAATCAAGGTCATATCGTAGAAATTCGTCACAAGGGTAAGATCGTTTCTCGCGAAGTTTATCCTACTTACGGTAAGGCGACTTGGGCTGTTGTTGCAGCCGAAGAAAAGTACGACGAAACAGAATACGACATTCGTTATTATGATGCAAGGGTGTTTCGAACCGATGACTATGAGTAAGATTGTTAAATGGGCGATAGGGATCGGTGTTGGAGTTATGATCCTTGATTTGGTTATAGCAGCTGGTATTGTTGCTATTTGGTATTTCTGGTGAGGCAAATATGCGCATCCTGAAAGATTGTTCATTTCTGAGTCTCGAAGGTATCAAGAGCATTGAAGAAAAGTACAATGCAAAGTATGTTTTTGAATCTCCTTTAAAGACTAAAGAAGGTAAATGGACTGACGATTCAGTTGCAGTTTTTTACACGGAAATTGCGCATCCAGAAGGTTCGAATTATTTTGGCATTTATCACACCCACGCTGGATGGATGATCGCTAATGCTTCTTCTGCTGTAGAAGATCCATTCCAAGCTGTTTGCATTGACGAGGATATTGTATACTCTAGATATCGCCACGATTATAGGTCTCACAATGGCATTTTCGTAGATGGTGGTAGAGATTATCTTCGTTGGGGTGGAGGTAGACTGAGCGAAGGTAAAGTCGTCAGCCTAAAGGTTAACGAGGGTCGGTTGGAACTTATCGACTAAATATTAAGCATTGCTTCACTGCAGTTGACGATCTGTTATTGAAGTTTTCGTTGTGTTCTTAAAATCGTCTAATCACAAAAATGGAAGGAAATTGATATGGCACCTTTTGCTGTTGCAGCTATCGTAGCTGTTGGTCTTTTTGGAGTTGGTACTGTTGTTAAGCCACAGGAGCCTGTTCTTGGAACAGTTCTCCAGGGAGCTGGTGTAGGTACTCTTGTTGGCGGTGGCGTTGGAGCTCTCGCTGGCGTCGGTAGCGGTCTTGCCACTACTATCGGTACTACTACTGTTGCTACCACTGTTGGCACTTCTGCTCTTATTGGTGGCGCTGCAGGTAGCGTTGCTGGTGCAGCTGCTGGCTCTCGTCGCTAAGAGAAGCCAAAGACTTGATTTGAGGGGAGTTTCGGCTCCCCTCTTTTTTTATAAAAAGTGCTTTCTTTTTAATACGGTTTGGGGTAATATATATCTATAGTGAGTGAATGACTCACCACTGAACTGAAAAGGATCTACATTATGGCTCACGAAATTGAAATGGTTAATGGTAATGCTCAGATGGCTTATGCTGGTTCTGTGCCGTGGCATGGTCTTGGCGTTAAGGTTCCGAGCGACCTTACTCCGGAGCAGATGCTCGAGGCTGCTGGTCTGAACTGGACCGTCAAGAAGATCGAAGCTTTTGCTTACGACGAAGAAAACGATATCGTTCACAATACTGGCACTAGTGCGCTTGTTCGTACTTCAGACAACAAGATGCTCGATGTTGTTTCTGGTGACTGGAACCCTGTTCAGAACGCAGAGGCGTTCGACTTCTTCAATGAATTTGTCGCAGCTGGCGATATGGAAATGCATACGGCTGGTTCGCTGAAGGGTGGGCAGATCGTTTGGGGTCTTGCCAAGGTTAAGGAGTCGTTTGAGCTCTTCAAGGGCGACCAGATCGATTCTTACCTTTTGTTTTCTAACTTCCACAAGTATGGTTTTTCGACGGACGTTCGGTTCACTCCGATTCGTGTCGTTTGCAATAACACGCTGACTCTCTCGCTTAACTCTGCTGTCGAGCGTATGGCTAAGATTTCCCACCGTAAGGTCTTCAAGCCTGAGTCGGTCAAGGAAATGCTCGGTATTGCTACTGATAAGCTGGCCAAGTATAAGGAAATGGCTACGTTCCTTGGTTCGAAGCGTGCAAAAAACGAAGATATTGTTGAATACTTCAAGCGTGTTTTCCCTGTTACTGGGTCTAACGAAACCAAGAAGAAGGAAATTTCTAAGTCTGCGGAAATTGCTCTTGGTATTCTCCACACTCAGCCTGGTTCTGAGTACGCTGAAGGTACTTGGTGGCAACCATTCAATGCTGTTACTTACTTCGCTGACCACCTGGCTGGTCGTACTGCAGATACTCGTTTGACTTCTGCTTGGTATGGTTACAACAAGGGTGTAAAGACCAAGGCTCTCGAGCTCGCTGTCGAAATGGCAGAGGCTGTTTAAACAGCCTCTTAACTAAGAGAGAAGTATTATGATTGGTATTGGTTATCAGCAGTATCGAACTAAGTTTCGTACGAATGAAAATAAAGAATCTGAAAGATATTTGATTTATTTTGGGCGTGCGCACATTATTGATTACACTAGCAATAACGAAGCCAAAGGACCAATGAAGATTGGCCGAGGTAAATGGGCGACTGCAATTATGAGAGGTCGAAACCAAGCTGGTATAGATTTCCGAATCTATAGTGAGATTATTGTCGAAAACAATAAGGATACATATCTAGCTGAACATGTTGTACAAGATATGTTGTCTCATAAGAATATTCCAATGTCTCAGGGTCAACGAGAGCTTTACGACATTCAAGATGAAGAACTAAGAGAAGTAGTCGAAAAGGTTGTCGAAGTTCTCAACGCTGAGACAAATATCAAAATTCTTGAAGTTAATCATTACTATTAAATCATTTACTTTAAATCAGGAATAAGTTATAATTAATTATAACTAGGAGATATCAGTATGGCTCGTCGTCAAGCTCTTATTCAACGTAAGTCTAAGACTGTTCGTGTATCTAAGTCCGAACAGTATCTTGTTAACAAGAAGTATCTTGGCGACGAGCCTCTTCTTAAGAACGATTACTCGAACAGCGAGTTTTCTAATGCTCTGACTTGGTACAATTACATGTGCACTGGGTCAGAGGCTCGGGAATATATCAAGGACTATCTGAAGAGCAAGGGTAGAACTGTTGAACTTAAACTCTTCAACAGGGTTCCTGACTCTTGGGTTCCTACTACAGCTGCTTGGGTTGCTCGAATTATGGCTCGAGGAACCAAGGTTATGCCCGATTCAGTTCATTTCTTTGAAACTAAGCTGTCTGATTGCTTGAAGAAGTCTGTTGTAGCTGAGGAAACGATTCAGCCTGAAAAGGTAGTCATTTCGGTTCAGCAGCGCATGCGCGAGAAAACATCCGATATTATCGGTGAGATTGAGCATTTGCTTGATAAGGGCGAAGAGTTTTCTCTTTATGAATGGATGAAAGCTAACGAGATCCCTGCAGCTTACGCCCCTCAAATTGTAGCTTATTACTCACCGTGGCTGCAAGAGCTTCTGGAGGCTGCTACAGAGCCTGACGACCAGCTCAGAGAAGCTTACGGTCATATGACTAAGAAGCAGCTGAAAGAGCGTATTATGTTCTTCAACAAGATAATTGAAGATGCTCAGCGTTATGGTGATAACAAGAAGAAAACTCGAGTTCCTCGTAAGCCACGCACTGTTTCTGTAGAAAAGAAGCTCAAGAGCTTGAAGTTCCAGAAGGAAGATAAAGAGTTCAAGATCGCTTCTATCAATCCTGAAAAAATTATTGGCGCACAAGAGCTCTGGACTTTCAACACTAAGTATAAGACTCTTACAGTTTTCCGAGCTATAGATCGTGGTGGGTTGCAAGTAAAGGGCACATCTATCATCAACTATGATGAGAAGAGTTCGTTTACTAAACGCACTGGTCGTAAACCTGAAGAATATCTTAAAAAGGTTCTTGAGGGTGGTAAAATTGTCCTTCGCAAATTGATGGATGATATGAAGGAGGCTCCTCTTGCATATCGAACCAATGAAAATGTCATTTTGTTGAGAGTTTCAGCTTGACATTATTATCAACATATAGTATAAATAGAGAATAAGAAATGACCTTTGAAGAATTTTGGAAAATTGTCAAAAATTATACTATGACTTCTGACGAAAGAATTGCAGCTCTATATAATGCTTTGGAGTATATCAGAACGAATAATATCCAAGGTGATTTTGTTGAATGTGGTGTTTGGAAGGGTGGTAATATTCTAGGCATTCTAAAATATCTAGAGTATCATAATATGACGGAACACAAGGTATGGTTGTACGATACTTTCAATGGTATGACTTTACCTAAAGATGACGATATCGATGTTCATAACGCCAAAGCTTCTGACATACTAGATCAAGTTTTGTGTATGAATTCTTTTGACGAAGTGCATAATTTGCTGATGAGTAATACAACTTATCCTAGAGAAAAGATTTTATATTGTATAGGCGATGTTTGTCAAACTCTGTTAGATAAAAACAACGTTCCTGAAAAGATAGCTTTATTGAGACTTGATACTGACTGGTACGAATCGACTAAAATAGAGTTAGAGGTTCTTTGGGATAAGTTAGAAATCGGCGCTCCATGTATTATTGATGACTATGGTCATTGGCAAGGTTGTAAAAAGGCTACTATTGAGTTTTTTGAAAAAAGATCTTGTGATCATCAATATTCTCATATTGACTATACTGGTGTTTTAGTCCATAAGGTTTGTTAAGAATTATCGTTGAAGGAAGACGAAAAGCATACAGGACTCGGGGGCGGTACCCGACGCCTCCACCATAGATACACTAGCTAGTGTATCTTTGATGGGGGCGAAATAGGATCGACTGGTGTTGAATAGTTGACTGGAGATAATCGTAGGCGACTACGTCAAGCGCAAAACTTTAAATGCAAACGATAACTTTGCACCTCGTTTGGCTCTAGCAGCCTAACATGCGTCTCGGGGAGTACGTGGAAACAGAAACTCCCCACAACCTAATTACATAGGAGAATACAATGCTAGAAGCAGTATTTAATATCGTAACATCTTACTTTGCATGGGGATTTGTAGCAGGTCTTATTATTGGTTGGAATTTCCTTCCTCAGCCATCTTGGGTTGCTAAGTGGTTTAAGAAAGACTAAGGTTTAATTGGCTCCGTAGCTCAGCTGGATAGAGCAACAGACTTCTAATCTGTGGGTCGAATGTTCGAATCATTCCGGAGTCGCCATTAAATGGGCGTGGGTGTTGGTACACGGGAGGGTCTTATAAACCCTTTAGCACTAGATGGGTGTTCTTGACTAGGTTCGAATCCTAGCACGCCTACCATTTCATAATGTGAAGGTATCGATGGTAAAAAACAATTTCGTAGAAGAAATAGAAATTTTATGTAGAGAAAAAAGCATAGAATATATTGACGCAGTCGTACTTTGGTGCGAAAGAAACAATCTTGAAATAGAAACTGCAGCTTATTGGATCAAAAAAGATCCAGCCATGAGATCTAAAATTCAAACTGAAGCTGAAAATTTAAATTTTATGAAGAAAGGCGCTAGACTCCCAGTATAAATACTGAAAAAGAAGATGGGAGTAAAAGATGTATCTCAGAACATCCGGAAAACCGTCCAAAGTTTCAGTTGCTTTGTGTAAAAAAGCTGTTTTATTTTATGGAAAAGATCTGTTAGGCGGTAGATTATTACCTCACATTAATTTAAAGTTAAAATTCGACAATAAAGACATCAGAGGATTGTATGGTTATTGTGATTGGAATTGCGATAAAAGCAAACCAAGAAACTTTACAATAACCATACATCCAAATCTATCTAAAAAAATGACTTTAATAGTTCTAGCTCATGAAATGGTTCATGTGAAACAATACGCCAAAGGCGAATTGAAAGATTTATTGAGAACTAATATGGTTCGATATCTTGGTGAACTTTATGATGACGAAAAGATAAGTTATTGGAACCATCCTTGGGAAATAGAAGCTAGAAGTTTAGAAGTCGAATTATATAATAAGTTTAAACAATCATTGAAGTGAAGATATGATGTCAGCTTTTGAATGTTACAAAGAGTATCTGGCTCTTAAGAATCATTTCACAAAACCAGATTATGATTATTTCAAATACAACGGTAAGATTAGAACGAATCCGGATTCGTTCGAAAAACGTAAAGATAAGTTTTTCTTTCAAAAGTTAGCCAAACATCCAGATGTACACAACTTTTTACTGGCTAATTTTTCTGAGGATGAAAAAGCTTGGATAAAAACTTTAGCGTATAGTGATACAGCTGAGAAAACTTATAAGAATTGGTTAAAGAGACAACAATCTTTATCATATTCTTTTAAACAAGAATTAAACCTTCTTGATGATAATTTCAACAACAATTTTGTTTGTAAACATAATGAACATCCATTACTCCTGAAAAAGTATTTGGGTGGTGAAATATCTTTAGAAACTTTTTGTTTGCTTTTAGAATTTACTGGCGCGAAAAAACATTGGGATTCTAAAATGCAATATGACATCGTATATGATGCCATAAGATCTAAAATAGAAAAGTACGCGCCCTTTATCAAGGCTGACAAAGAAAAACTAAAAAAGGTTGTGCTTGACCATTTTGGTTGAACACGCTATACTAAATAATGTTGCGGGAAAAATAATTCCCAATATACTGTTCATACATTGTTATACGGAGAATATACATGGTAGATTTCGCTAAACTCAAGGCCAATTCTGGCAAAAAATCCCTCGAAGAACTTAACTCTAAGCTCGCCAAGGTTTCTGGTAATCAGGAATCTAAGGGAGCCGACGACCGTTTCTGGTATCCTTCTGTAGATAAGGCTGGTAACGGTTATGCTGTTATTCGTTTCCTTCCTGCTCCTACAAACGAAGATGTTCCTTTCATTCGTATTTTCGATCATGGTTTTCAAGGACCAGGTGGTTGGTACATTGAAAAGTCTTTGACCACTCTCAATAAGCCAGATCCTGTTTCTGAGTATAATTCTAAGCTCTGGAACTCTGGTATCGAGGCTAACAAGGAAATTGCTCGTAAGCAAAAGCGTCGCCTTCATTTCGTCAGCAACATTTATGTTGTGCATGATTCCAGCAATCCTGAGAACGAAGGTAAGGTATTCTTGTTCAAGTATGGCAAGAAGATCTTTGATAAGTTGAACGAAGCAATGAATCCTCAGTTTGCTGACGAAGAGGCTGTAAATCCTTTTGATCTTTGGGCTGGTGCCAATTTCAAGCTCAAGATTCGTAATGTCGAAGGGTATCGTAACTACGATAAGTCTGAATTTGACAGAATCAAGCCTCTTCTTGATGACGACGAAGCTCTCGAAGGTATTTGGAAAAAGGAATATTCGCTTCAAGAATTCCTAGACCCAAAGAACTTCCGTAGCTATGAAGAGTTGAAGGAAAAGCTCAACCGAGCTCTTTCTGAAGATTCTTTCCTTGGTGGTAACAACAAGGCTGAAACTGAAGAAATTCCTTGGGATGAAACGCCTGCACCAAAGCAAAAGGCTGCGGCTGCACCAAAGATTCAAGAAGCTTCTTCATATGAAGATGACGATGATGATGCGGCGTTGGATTATTTTAAGAAGTTAGCTAATAGCTAAAACATTGAAAGGGAGCTTCGGCTCCCTTTTTTATTACCAAACAGTTGGCATAGTTCCGCCACCAAATCGAGCGTAAACTTCTTTCATCCAATTATCTCCCTGGAACATACCTCCAGAAGAATTATTGTTATTGATAACTGTTTGACCACCACCTGAGTCATCTGGTCTAGGTGGTGGCGGAGGTGGCGTTTCCGCAGTTCTTTGATCTGCTTGTTCTCTTCTTACATTAGTGGCTACAGCTCTTTCTTGGATAGATTGAGACTTACGTAACCTTTCATTCATTTCGGCTTCAAAAAATCTTGCGCTTGTTTGCTGATCTTCTGGTAATTGCGAAAATTGTTTAAAATCAAATAAATTACCACGTTCTACTGCAGCTTGTTGTGGTTGTAACGGAGCAGCTTGTGCCGCACCCATGCCACCTATTCCTCCTATCAAACCGCCTACTATCATAGGAGCCAAAGAACCTATAGCACCAGCTATAGCTCCAACTCTACCACCACCAAACATTCCCATCATTGCCATAGGATTATATCCCATACCACCCATACCGCCGCCTGCGGTTTCTGTTTTTCCTGCTCCCGGTCCTTCACTTCCTGGTGTACCTGCGGGTTTTTCTACACCGCCACCTTTAAATTCCCAATGCCATGGTTCACGTGGGATGTTCGAGAATCCAAATCTATGAGCATTTTCCATTAACCAATTATTTTGTTTAGATCCTCTTACATTTGCACCTTGACCTAAATCTAAAGCAGTTCCCCATCCATGGTTTGATGTTCCTGGACGAGCAGCCAACCCACCTTGTGAATATAATCCCTTTTCTCTTGCAATACGAACTTGTGCATCATATGTTCTATATGAGTCAGTTATATCCCAAGTTATGCCATCTTTCTTCGCTGCTTCAACCATTTTCATATATGCTTCGGCAGCAGGTTTCTGTAATCTATGTCTACCACCAACTGAAACAAGCATATTGTCAGGTAGTCTACCATTACCACCTGTTGGTCGACTTGTTTCTTGTCCTAATGCAAATGATTGACCGGCACCCTGTTGCGCTCTTGATGCATCAGGGGCTGCACCTGTTGATGGTGCAGAAGCAGAACCAGAACTTCCTGAACCACTTCCTCCTGCCGTAATAGCTTGTGCTGATGGACCTTGTGACGCTTGCGGCGCCATGTTATTCGATGCAGTTTGTTGACTAGGATTACTTTTTGCATTTTTTTGGTATATACCAAATACGCTTGATGACCAATCAGGGGCTACTCTATTATATCCTCCTGCTACTAAATTTCTCAGTGTAGATTGAGGGTCATTAGCAACGTATCTGCTTCCCCATCTTCTGACATGGTGTTTAACAGCTGATTCTAAACTATCATACATAGCAGTATAAACACCATCAGCTGCAGGTCGTCCGCCTATTATTCCTTCAGTGCCTATTTGTCTTTGTGTTATAGATTGTCCAAAAGGATTATTTTGTTGTGCAAATTTACTTTTTAAATAATCTGATTCTAACATTGCAATAGCAGCAGTCATTTTAGGATCTGGTGATCCAGCCGCTTTTGCTGCTTGTTCTATTTTTGCAAATGCTTCTTGTTGTGATCCTGAAAATGGATTTTCGCGCGAAGTTTGCATCCCAACGCCACCCGATAATGCCTGAGAGCCAAGATAAGTAGCTACTCCTCCAGCAACTACGCCGCCTCCTGCAGCTAATGCTAAATTTCTCGCACCGGAACCTCTTCCTCCTGCTCCAGGAGTATTGCCAGGTGTTATACCACCAGGCGGAGTAATCCCACCGCCACCGGCAGGGTTATTACCACCACCAAGCAAATTAACAAATTGATTTATCTTTTCGCCTAAATTTCTTATACCAATTCTCATATTTTTTAGTTCATTAACCATCATACTTTGTAATGTAACAGATTCTTGAAGTAATCCATTAGTAGCATCAACTTTGGATGCTGTTTGCTGAGATTGAACAATACTTTCGTTGATTGCATTACTGATGTCAGCAGAGTCTTTTCTTTGAGCAGCAAATGTAGTTGCAATATCTTTTACGATTTTAGTTATAGATCTATTGTTTTCATTAGCAGTTTGCTTGAATTGTCGTTGAGAAGATTCTAAGCTTCTCGAACTTCTAGCAATATCTCTAAGAACAGCTTCTGCCATGTTTTATCCGTTTTTCTGTTTAGCTCTTTCTACTTCTTCTAGGTATTTCATCAACATTTCGACATATATGTCTCTTTCAAACGGTATCATGTTTTCTATCTCAGTAATTGAATATTTATGATGTTGTACTAAAGCGAAAACTGTGCCATAATAATTTTCCAGAGAATTATGAATCATTGCCAAGTAAAAAAATCATTTAACGAGGATAATACAATCTCCCTGTCATTATTCAATTCGTTTTTGTATTTGATTACATATTCAAGTTTAGGTGTGTTTACTAAAAACATTTGAATCGATTCAAATGTCTTAATACTCAATTCTTCTAGAAATTCAGAAAGATCTTCTTTTTTGTAATCTTTAGCTTCATATACTTCTTCTTCATTATAAATTTTATCAATACAACGAACTATCAATTCAAACAAATATTCTTTTTCTACATTAAGAAAATCTTGATCGTCATATAATGTAGCTGGAGGATGCTTCATTATGATGCCAGATTTTTCAGTAATTTTTATCGCATTATCTATTTTTTCAGGATACTTAACTTCTACCTTTTCTAGATCTACTTCAAAATTATAAATTTTTTCATCTTCATGATCTCTGTATGCGACCTTTACAATATTGTTTACTGAAACCGCTCTTAATTTAAGAAAGATGTATTCTAGATCAAATAACGCTAATTTATTAACATCAAATTTTTTGTCCAAAGAACAATTTTCTACTATCTGTTTGATGGCAGTTAAAATATCTGAAAGGTTTTGACTTTCTTTAGCCATAAGAAGAATTTTTTCTTCTTTTACCAAAAATGGTCTAAACTTTGTTGAAGAGTTTGTAGAAGGTATTTTAATTGTGTAAATAGGTTGATCAATTTTAGGTAACTTAGACATAAAAACTCCAAATATTATATTACCACAGTTCTATTTGTTTGTGAATTGTTTCTAGTAAATGCAGTTTGTTGATTTATATTTCCTTCTAATGCAGAACCAACAATTGTAAATTCGCTAAATGAAATAGAAACAGATAATCTCATTAAATTACCAGTATCATTCCAAGATAAAGGAATTTCTCTTATAGAAATAGGAAAAGCTTCGTAAAGATTAATTCTTTGTATAGTATTACCATACATATCGTAAATTACTATTTGCATTATGGTTGAATAGTTGTCTTTATACTCAGTAACATATCTTGGTAATCTACTAGCTGCACCAACTCTGGCAGAATCTGTGCCGTTAAATTCAAAAATAGACCTAACCCAGTTATACCAAAACTGCCATATTTCACCAAAACCATCTACTAATATTGAAAATGAAATATCTTGTAATTGAGCATTAGTTGGCATAGCCTGTGGAACGCCAACGCCATATGGACTTATTTGCGAAACTGCTAATGTGACACCAGGAGCTCTAACTTGCTCTATTCTAAAAGTTAAATTGTTCGTAATATTTCTTACGTTTGCTGGAGTTCCTAAAATATTTACATTGTTATTTTGCAAAATAGGTGGCGGTGCAAGAACAACATCAAATGAGTTGGTCTTAAGATAACCATTGTTTTCTATATTTGCTTTTAAAGAGTCAATATTAAACGGCATTTATGTTCCTTAGTACGGTGGAGATCCAGCGTATTTTTTGTTTGGGTTTATACTCCACTTTTGTGTCGGCATCAATACAGCCTTTTCCCAGTCTGCTGGAGAAACATAATGAAAGCGACCTCTTACATGAGAAAACAAATATCTTTTAATACAACCATTGGCAGCTTTAAATCTAGAACCATATACTTTTAAAACTTCGTACGATATATTCAATTTAGTTGTATCATCATATTTATTGTTGTTTGCCACTTCTTGTAGTTGCATCAATAGTCTAGCTCTGGCCATAGGCGGTAAATAGTGAAAGTTGATACCCAAAAATCCATCAGTGTAAAATTCTATTGGTATAACTAAAGGATACATGTCAAAAAACGGTAGGGTCGCTTTGTGTTTAGCATCATATACAAACATGTACATTCTGCCGACTTGTGGAGTAGCATCTTTATTAAAAACTTTTGACGGATCAGTTTGCAAACGACGATTGAAATTTTCAATAGAATTACGGAACCATTGAGATGCTTCTTTAGCTCTCATAGTTAATGATTGACCAGTCGAACTTAATAGCTTTATGAAATCTACCATTTAATCCCTAATTCTTTTTCTGTAAAAATATGAAAAGACCAACCTCTGTCAGAGCAGTAACTTTGAGCAGCTTTCCATTTAGCTTCGTTTACGCCCCAAGTTTTGACTTCAGTAATATATCTTTTGGTAACTTTGTTTTGTCTTTCAGGCGGTTTAGTTTGAGAAGCTGGTTTTACTTCAATAATTGCTGTTTCTTTTTTACCTTCTTTATTTATTTTGGTAACTTTGAAATCAGGAAAATATCTATGGATTTTACCATCAACTGGCGATCTGTAAGGTATTATAATCTCTTCAGAACTCCAATTTAAAATATCTTTATGTTCGTCTAAATACATCATGAGCTTGAGCTCCCAACGCGAACGGTAAACTATGTTCGTTGGGTCTCCTTGGTACTTTTGAGGGTTTTTTGGTTTGAAGAAGCCTTTGTATGTTTTCATTTTTAAAAATTACAATAAATAATAATATATTTATCTAATTAGGGCGGAGTTAATGTTCCCTGCAAACACAACTAGAAGATCTAATTTTCCAACAAGACCTGCGAGAATTACTGATACCAATTCTTTTCCTGAAGATTTATTTTCTGATGGAAAAAATTTAGGCATGCGAATACAGTTTGTAAGTTACCAAACTGTAGCAAGATTTGGTGCAGGATTAGATTTTTTTGGCGTTTCTTCAGTAGTTCATACTCCTACTGGCGGTATGTCATTACCTATACCTAAAAAAATAAACGATAGCCAAATATTATCATGGAAAGAAGAAAGCGCAACACAATTAGTGGCTGGAGCAGCAGCTCAAGGGGCTGCTGCTCTAATTGGGCGCGCAGCCGGTCCTGCTGCATCTGTTGTAAGCCAAACTCTTTTAGGATCTATTACAGTAGCTGGAGCAGCTTTAGGAGCTCAAGTAAATCCGTTCCTATTTATGGCTTTTCAACAACCCAATTTTAAAGAATTTTCTTTTAGTTGGACATTTGCTCCTAAAAACGAAAGAGAATCACAAATTTTAAGAAATATGATAAATCAATTTAAAAACCAATCATTACCTGAAAATTCAGGTTTGTTACTTGATTATCCGAATTTAGCTTTGATAAAATTTCTTCCTGATGATATATTTGGTAATTTAAAATTTAAACCTTGCGCTGTAACTTCAGTATCAGTGGATTATACTGGAGCTGGACCATCATTTTTTAAAAACGGAACAGGTAGATCTACTGGTGCGCCAACTGTAGTAAATTTGACAGTAAACTTTAAAGAAATACAAGTCTGGTTTAGAGGGCAAGTAGGATAAATGACAGAAAGATATTTCGAAAAATTTCCAGTTATCAATTACGCTAATTCACAAGCAGTTGATATAACACGACGCACAGTTCTTCTAAATAAAGTTTCTAGGAATCCTTATGTTTACTATCCATATGAACTTGTAGACGAAGAAAGAGCAGATCAATTCAGTTCTAGATATTACGAAGATGCGTTTCAGAGTTGGATAATATATTTAACTAACAATATTACAGATCCATATTATGAATGGTATTTAACAGAAAATCAATTTGTAGATTTTTGTGACAAAAAATATGGATCTTATATTACTTCCCAACAAAAAACAAAATTTTATAGAAACAATTGGGAAGATAAGGAAAATATTGATGTTAGCTCGTATAATGCTTTAACTGTTGGTATGCAAAAATACTGGGAACCAGTTTATGGTTACGGTGACACAGTCATAGCATATAAAAGAACAGAAAAAAATTGGACAATTAATACTAATAAAATTGCATCATACACTATAAGCAATACCTCTTTTATAAAAGACGAAATTTGTAACATAAAGTTCAACAACAACTACAGTGGCACTGGTCAAGTTGAGGTTGTTTCAGGTAATACAGTTTACTTAAAACATTTATCTGGTACATTTTTATCTAATTCTACTGTTACTATAACAGGTTCAAGTTATATTTACGGAACAGAAAGCACGGTTAATACTGTGTTTACTACAGCTACATCTATAGCTAATAATATTGCAGCAGATGAAGAGTCTTATTGGTCTCCAGTTTCTTATTATGAATACGAAAGAGAAAAAAACGAATTTAACAAAACTATACGCGTATTGGAAAAAAATTATTCTCAACAAATATCAAACAATCTTAAAGATTTACTAAAGGTATAAAATGGCTGGTGGCGTTGGAGACATTAAACTTAATACTTTAAAAGTTGGCGATGTAGATTTATTAAATTTTAATCAAGCCTCTTATTCTTCTTTTGAAATTTTTGAAAATATTCTAAATCCATATGGTGCTGTAGCAAGTATTAATGTGGTAGACCATAGCGATGCTATGGGTAAAAATCCACAAACTATGAATGGTTCTTTTGATAAAGATGTTGAAATAAAATTTTCTTCGGCACAAGGTAGCGGCGAAGAAGTAGCATTTAAATTTAAAATGCTTCAAAATAAAAATTTGCAAGATGGCAGCGTTACTAACGAAGGCTCGGGTCATAATAAACAATATGAGATAAGATGTTGTTCACCAGAAATGTTGAGCGCGCAAGGCAATTATATGCAAAAGAATTACAAAACACAAACCAGCAAAATGGTTGAAGACATTTATAAAGAAGGTATGAAAACTAAAAAATCTTTTGAGATTAAAGACCAAACCAAGGGTCAGATTAAGTACAACTTTAATAGACAGCATCCTGCGGATGCTTACAAATCTATAGAACAATTACATGTTTCGGAGCAAAACAAATCTTCATTATAT